ACTCAGGAAGACAATAAAGTTCTTTTAATTGGAAATATGACTCAAAATAAAGGATATTTCTACGATACACACTTTCATAGTGCTATCAAACAAGCATGGACAAGATTACACTGGGATTGTAGAAAATCTTCTCTTGTTAAACCAGAATATCCAGAATATATGGCAGCTAAATATGGTGTTGACTCCAATATATTTAGAATAAGGGTGGAAGGTAATCCCCCACTTGATGATGATACAGTTTTAATTCCTACTAGTTGGGCCCAGCAATGTATAGGGAACGAGATTCCCGAAGAAAGTATAAAGGATGATCCGCTTTATCTTGGAGTAGATGTTGCAAGATATGGGGATGATGCTTCAATTATATTGCCAAGACGAAATCATAAGATTTATCCTTGGTCTGAATTTAAAACGATGAATACAATGGATCTTGGAGGTTATATCAACCAAGATTATTATGAATTAAATGCCGAAGGAGTAGGAATTGATGTTATTGGAGTAGGTGGTCCGGTATATGATTGGCTTCAAAAGAAGAATATTCCTGGTCTTACGGGAGTGAATGTAACACATTCTTCTTCAGATATTACAAAATATCATAGACTTCGTGATGAACTGTGGTGCAGGGTAAGAGATAAATGTATGCTTGGATTATATAGTTTCCCAGAAATAAAGCGCCCTATGGATCAAGAATCCCTTGGTGTGCAACTGGTTAATGAATTATGCTCGGTTAAATATAAATTTAATGCTCATGGAGGAATTGTTGTTGAGTCTAAGAAAGATATGAAAGCGCGTGGTATTGCCTCGCCTAATATCGCTGATGCATTGTGTATTACAGAATATTTTCATAATATGTCATCACGGATCTGGAAAAAGAAAAAGAAAAAGAAGACCATTCGTCCTGGGATGGAAAAAGAAACTCGATTAACAAGAGATACTTGGCAAATAGCATGAGGGAAATAATATGCCAGTAAAAATTGCAAAGTTAAATGGTGGTGGTTATCGTGTCTCGACACCGCACGGAGTTAAAGCAAAGAATACATCACTGAATAAGGCAAAGCATCTGCGTAATTTACTTAATGCCATAGAACATGGCTGGAAACCGAGCGGGAAGAAAGGTAAAAAACTTGCTAAGCCGAGGTATTAATGAGTAAATTTATAACTGACTTGGATGTTGAATTAAAAAAAGGTAATGATAAAATATGGGTTCTTAAAAGTCCTTTAATTTATGAAAGTGATTCCATTGGGCTTATCAAAGTACCTACCGGATTCGAGACAGATTTTGCTTCTGTACCAAGGGTTCCAATTGCTTTTTGGTTTTATGGGGATACTGCGCATAGAGAAAGTGTAATTCACGATTATCTTTATAAAATAGATACGAAACCTAAATATGCAAGAGAAATTATTGATTCGGTATTTCTTGAAGCAATGGAGTGCAGAATGAAACCTTGGTATGTTAGGTATCCGATGTACTGGGGAGTTAGACTTGGTGGATGGGTAGTTTATAATAAATATAAAGTTTAAGAAAAGTCATGCAATGACCTTTCTGGGAATCAAATATGCCTGAGAAAAGTACAGTAGATAGTACGATAATAACAAAGCCAAAATCTGCTTCAAAGTCAGATGCTGCTACAATTAATAAGTTAATAGACTGGCTTAGAGAGGCAGAAACTTCTGACTCCGAAAAGAACTGGCGCACAGTGGCGAAAGAAGACTATAATTTTTATGCCGGAAAGCAGGATACTACGGAAGTAACAAACGCGTTAACAGCACAAAAACGACCTATAACAGTATTTAATATGATTCTTCCAAAGGTTAATATGCTGGTCGGCTTAGCGGCTCAGATGAATCGTGCTCCCTATGTGTTTCCAAGAGGAAATGAAGATCAAGCTTTTGTGGAACTCGCTAATGGCACATTAAAGTTTTATCGCAATAGACTTAAAGTAAAAAGAAAAGAACAAGATTGCTTTTCCCATACAATTAAATCTGGTAAATCATATCTTCATTATTTTGTTAGTATGGAGAATCCATTTAAACCAGAAATCAAATGTATGAGAATTGATGGAAGAAATACTTGGAAAGATCCATTAAGTGTTGAATATGATATGAGCGATGCTCGATACTTCTTTGTAGATAAATGGTTTAGTGAGGAAGATATTAAAGCGAGATGGCCAAAGTTTGATACAGACTCTATTAAATTATTTTCTCAAAGTAGTACAGATCTTCCAAAGTTTTATGATTCTGTAACGGATAAGTATAGAATAACAGAATGTTGGTATAGGAAATATATACGTGTCACTTATTTTTTGAACCCGTTAACTGGAAAAGAAGATGAACTTTTAGAAAAAGATTTTAAAAAATTTGAACAAGCTCTTATGGAGGGAATTAATGTTGAAGGAAAGGATATTAAGATAGATCAGCCACTTAAATCCTTTACAAGTCCCGTTAAGAAAGTATTTTACACTATATTTTCTGCAAATTACTTAATTGAAGAAGATATAAGTCCATATAAACATGGTCAAATTCCTTATATTCAGTTCGGCTGTTTTACTGATGAAGATGAGAATAGATGGTTTGGAGTTATTACTATGGCTAAAGATCCGCAACGTGGACTTAATACAATGCGGAGGCAATTACAGCATTTACTTCAAACAGCCCCAAAAGGTATACTTATGCACGAGGTAGGAGCGATTATTGATATTGATCAGTATGAACAAGATTCATCTAATCCTACTTATCATATGGAAGTAGCACAAGGAATGTTGGAGAAAATTAAATTTACTAATCAACCTCAAATTAGTCCGGTTTATGGGCAACTGGATGCAGTTTATAATCAAGCTATTAAAGACATAATGGGGATTCAGGATAGTTTACTTGGTATGCAAACCTCATCTCGTGAACCAGGTATTACTGTGCGAATGAGACAGGAAAGTGGTCTTGCTGTCCTTTTCATTATGTTTGATAATTATAGGGAAAGTAGAATTAATAGTTCATATCAACTTATGTCATTAATTCAGCAGTACATGACGGAAGAACAAGTTATAAGAATAGAAGGACCGGAAGGAATGCAATTACTTCAAATGAATACACAGATGAATCCACAATTACAAGGATTTAATGATCTTTCTGCTGCTGAGTTTGACTATGTTCTTGATGAGGCTACGGATAACGCTACGATACGTATGGCTATTATGCAGATGTTGATAGATTATGGGCAGCAAAATCCTGGCACAATACCTCCTGATGTTATTATGGAGTATGGTGATTTGCCTATCTCGGTTCAAGTCAAGATTAAACAATATCAAGAGATGATGATGAAAAGGGAAGATGAAAGATTGGCTATGGAAATAGCCGCAAAGACAGAAGGAATTGGTAAGACAAAACCCACACCTAAACAAGGAGGCGAAAAATGACTATAACGGCAGAAGAATCTCAGGCAACGGAGACTGCAAAAGACAAGATTGATGATGAAAAGGATGAAAAGGATGAACTTAAACATGCTCTTGAACATGATGATAAGAAGACTCCTAATGAGGATGAGCAAAAGGCTCTTAATGATGCTAAAAAATTGGAAGAAGAAAATGCTGCTAAGAAGAGTGAAGAAGAACTTAAAAAGATTGAAGATGCGAGGCAAACGCCCGATGAACTAAGTGAATTACGTCAAATCACTCGGGAGCAAAGACGAGCTCTTCAAGTACAAGAAGATAAATATAATGATCTTATTAAACGGATGAAGGAAGCTGACATTCTTGGTGAAGACAAGGCTGACCCGAATGTTGAGATGCTTCATCAGATGAGAAGTATGCAATTAGATAATTTAATTGCTGTAATGGAAGTTAACCCAAAGTATGAGGATGTAAAAGAAGTTTGTTCTGATGCAAACTTCGGTGATCTGGTTGATGCCTTAGCAAATGCCGTTCAGGCAAAACAAGGTGGAAATATTGATGATATTGTTAAGGAAATTGAATCAGACATTTGGAAATTACCTAATCCGTATGCTTTTATATATGAACAGGTGAAAGCACATCATCCTAAATATGCAAAAAGCAATACTGATGATAAAGGTAAGAATGGTGAAAAAGGTGGTAAAGATAAGAAAAAGGATATTCCTAAAGTTCCGCCTTCCATCAATGATACACTTGGAGGTAGTGACAAAGGGATGACTGGATGGACTGCCGCCCGCATTGATGCCTTAGATGAAAAAGAACTGGACAATGTGCCGAAGGATATTTATACAAAATATTTACGTAACGAACTTGATTAAGGAGATTTATAAATGGCTACACCGAAAACACAATTCTTAACTAATGATGAGGCGACCAGAAAAAAGTGGTCGAAAGAACTCTATCATGTCATTTTAAAAGCCGTAGAATTTAATGACTTGATGGGAACGGATAGTAATGCCATTATCCAGGTTAAAAATGATCTTGGTAAAGGCGAGGGAGATGTTATTAAAACTGATATTCGTCTTCCGTTGGTTGGCGAAGGTATTGTTGGAAATGATACAGTAGAGGGTAATGAAGAAAAACTGCAGTTTAGGAATTTCAATCTTACGATTGAAGAATTAAATCATGCAGTTGATACTGGTGGAAAGATGGAACAACAGAGAGTTCCTTATGATCTGGTTGTGGAGGGGAAGAATGCTCTTCAAGATTGGTGGGCGGATAAACTTTCTGATATGTTGTTTAATCATCTATGTGGTATTGCAACGTATAGAGTTGCAAATAAAGTATTTGCTCAGAACCCCACAGCACCGGATACTAACCATCTAATTCTTGCCAATGATGTGGCAGAAGCAAGTCAAACAGCTGGAGATTATATGGATTTGACTATGCTGGATAGAATGAAGCAAAGAGCGGAGATTCCGATTGGACAGTATAATTATAAGGTTCGTCCACTGAATCTTGGTGGAAAGAAATATTATCGTGTTATTCTTCATAATTATGTCTTTGATGCACTACGCCAGAATACGAATGTAGGGCAATGGGGTGATCTTATGAGGAGTGCCGGTAAACTTCAGATTCCACAAGTAGAGATTGAGTACAATGGAATGCTGATTAGTAAATCTGAACGCATTAAAGCTAATACTACTAATGTCTATCGGAATATTTTACTTGGTGCACAGGCCGCTATATTTGCCTGGGGTGGTGCTAGTGAAAGTAAGTCCACTACTATGGCATTCGTTCCTTATGAAAAGGATGCCA